CCAAACTCAAGAGCGCATTTTCGCCCGATTCTTGCAGAAAATAAAGGCTGGCAGATATTTATTACAACGCCACGCGGCAAAAATCACGCATACAAGACATTCCAGGCGGCAAGAAACAATCCGGAAGCTTATGCAGAAATTTTAGACGTTGAGCAAACAAAAGTCTTGACGTTAGAAGAAATAGCGAAAGAGAAAAAAGCATTTATTGACGAGTTTGGCGAGGATTACGGATTATCTAAGTTTGACCAAGAATATATGTGCAGCTTTACTGCGTCAAACATTGGCGCAATACTAGCGGCTGGAATATCAAAGCTGGAAAAACAGGGTCGGATAGGTTCACATGTTGAATTTGACCCAGATGGCGCTGATTTTTATATCAGTGCGGACATAGGCAGAAAAGACACATCGACTTGGTATTTCTGGCAGCCAACAATCGGCGGTTATACGATTTTTGACTATGACTGCGGGTTTGGTTTAGACGCTGACCAGTGGTGTGATCGCCTCGAAGAAAAAATAATCCAATACAGGAAAAAGAATGGCATTCGTGCGCTTGGTAAAATATGGCTCCCGCATGACGCAAGGGCAAAAACATTCGCAGCAAAATACAGCGCGGTTGAAATATTCATACAAAAGTTTGGCGCGAACAAAATTGACATAACCCCTGATAGCAAAAAATCAGACAGAGTAAACGCCGCCCGCAGGATTGTTCAAAGATGTGAATTTTCCGACAAATGTGAAAAAGGGCTAGAAGGTTTAAGCGCTTGGAGTTATATATGGGACGAGGAAAGACGCATATTTTCAAGCGACCCAGACCACAATTGGGCATCACATGATGGCGACGGATTCAGTTACGGATGCCTGATTGCGGAGCAAATTAAACCAAAAGAACCCGAAAAACCCGCAAAATTCAACATAAGAGCACAAAACGGTGTCATAATTACGGCACCTTTAGACGAATTATGGCGAGACGTTAAACGCCATCAGGAAAGATACTAATGTCTATATTTACAGTATCAGCTACCGAAGTAGTGCAATTAGGAACTGGCGCTATTCAGCCGACAGACACATTTCAGAACGGTGTGCTTTTATCTGGTGATTTGAACAGGGCTATTGCTACAGGTGGTGATGAGTACGCTAACGGTCTTTTAATGACTGACGCTGGACAGATTCGATACTTTGATGCAACTGCCGGACTTCCTGTAAATGTGGTGTGGTCTAACGGACTTCCTAGAGCCAATGATGGCGCTTTGTGTGTCTCGACAGGCGCATTGGCGACATATTCAAACGGCACTCCAATGGTTGCAAACGGCGCGGTAAGAGTGAGCATAGTCCCATGATATTTGTGCAAGCGCACCCACAAGCCAGGCCGCCAGCCATTGATAAAATTGGCGCGGTTCAATATGTCATGTGGCACCCTGTTAATTGTGACGGCAAAACAGCATATTTTCTATTTCCCAATGGCGCAGAGTTAAAAACTAGCGCAACACCCGAAAGACTGGTGGCCGTTGCGGAAAGCCCAGAGGAGGCTTGGTCAAGAATTGTGACCGACGGTGCGCTTCTCGAAAAATACGGAATACCGACATGAACCCCGTTGATGCAAGCACAAAATGGCTGGCTGAGTTAAAACTTGCCAAGCGCGAAGATGAAAAATTCATTGAGCGTGGCGACAAGATAATCAGGCGTTATCGTGACGACCGCAAAAACTTCACGACATACGGTAAGCGATTCAATATATTGTGGTCAAACATTCAGACCATGATGCCCGCCTTGTACGGGAAAACCCCTAGAGCCGAAGTATCCAGACGCTGGAAGGATTCTGACCCTATTGGACGCACTGCCTCGGTGATTATAGAACGTTGCTTGCAATATGAGATTGACAAAGGCGACTTTGACGCTTCGATGAGGTTGGCGATACTTGACCGACTGTTACCCGGACGCGGTACGGTGTGGGTGCGTTTCGAGGAAAAAGAACTAGCCCAGCCTGTTGACGCTTTGCCCGGTGTGGAAGGTGGCGAGGCGCAAGTTATGCTAAACGCACCCTACAAATACGAATGCACCCCGGTTGATTATGTTTTCTGGAAAGATGTGAGATATTCACCGGCAAGATGTTGGGATGAAGTGACATGGATCGCCCGTCGGGTGTACATGAGCCAAGAGGATGGCATTAAGCGATTTGGCGAGGATTTTAAGCAAGTTCCATTAACTCACGAGCCTGTTGGCCTTGATGAGATGGAAAAGATGGGCGTTGAAGACCTAGACGACATGAAAAAAGCAGTCGTTTGGGAAATATGGAGCAAGACGACAAAACAAGTCTTCTGGGTGTCTGAAGGACACTCTAAGACGCTTGACATTAAAGACGACCCACTCGGTTTAGATAATTTCTGGCCTTGCCCCAAACCTTTATTTTCTACCCAAACCACTGAAACCTTAGTACCCATACCCGATTACAGCCTTTATCAAGATCAAGCCGAAGAAATAGACATGCTAACCAACCGGATAGCAATGTTAGTCGAAGCGGTTAAGGTCGTGGGTGTCTATGACGCAAGCCAGCAGGATGTACAAAGGATGCTTTCCGAGAATGTGAATAACCAGCTAATACCTGTGGATACTTGGGCAGCTTTTGCCGAAAAGGGCGGGCTAAAGGGTGTCGTGGACTTCATGCCGCTCGATTCTGTCCTTCAAGCTTTAAGAGAATGCTATGCAGCCAGAGAGCAAGCGAAGCAGGTGGTGTATGAGATTACTGGACTGTCTGACATCATTCGCGGTGCAACGATAGCTTCGGAAACCGCAGCCGCGCAACAGATAAAAAGCCAATACGCTTCATTGAGAATAAAACCAAGACAAACCGAAGTGGCGCAGTTTGCTACCGAAGTGCTGAGAATCAAAGCTCAGATAATGTGCGATTTTTACGCGCCACAGACGCTTGTAGAAATGTCTGGAATCATGGGGACAATGGACGCTCAATACGCTGAGCAAGCCATTATGTTGCTCAAGTCTGAGCCAGCTAGAGGTTTCAGGATTGAGGTTGCATCAGATTCACTGGTTGAGATGGACGAAGCCAGCGAAAAACAAAGCCGGATTGAGTTTCTAGGCGCGGTGGGGCAGTTCATGGACAGAGCCTTACCCGTAACCCAACAAGTGCCAGAACTCGCCCCGCTTATGGGTGAAATGCTGATGTTTGGCGTTCGAGCATTCAAGGGTGGCAGAATGATGGAATCTGCTTTTGATGAAGCCTTGGCAAAACTTAACGCACCGAAACCGCCTGAACAGCCGCAACCTGACCCGGAGCAGATGAAAGCCGAAGCCATGATGCAGGTTGAACAGGGCAAGATGCAGCTAGAACAGGCAAAAATACAAACTCAGGGGCAGATTGAGCAGTTTAAGGCGCAACAGGCTAAAGAACTGGAGCAGATGCGCCAAGAATACGAATCGGCTAGAGAACAGTTAAGACAGGAAGCCGAGACGCAACGCTTGCAAATGAAAGCCCAGATTGAGGCAGAAACTAAGCTACAAATTGCCGAAATGCAAAAAGAGGATAAAGAAGAAGAAACTGACGAGCCAGAAATCAATTTGCTAGAAAACATCAGAGACATGATGAGCCAGATGGCCGAGACTTTGGGGAATACTATAAGCATGACGCGGGATGAAATTATACAAATGAGCAATACCCCAAAAAAAACGCGGCTAATACGAGACAACAATGGAAAAGTTAAAGAAGTTGAAATAAATGGAATCGTTCGACCAATAATTCGTGACCAATTTGGAAATATTGAGAGTATTTGAAAGGGATATAAATGGCAACATTTAATAAATTTAACGCATGGCCTGAAAACATGGTAGAAGTGGCCAATCTAGGCACTGACCAGTTTGTCATTGCTTTGACTAATACAGCTCCAAGTGCAACAAATAGCGTACTTGCTGACATTACGCAAATAAGCTACACAAACCTGTCTAGCCGAAATGTTACAACGACAAGTTCCTCGCAGACAGGCGGCACTTACACACTGGTGCTACAGGATTTGGTGTTGACGGCTTCTGGTTCTGTTGGACCTTTTCGTTATGTGGTGTTGTTTGATGACACGCCAACTTCACCCGCCGACCCGTTGGCTGGTTGGTGGGATTATGGCTCAAGCATAACTATGGCAAACGGCGAGACATTTACCGTTGACTTCACTGGCGCTGCTATTACCCTATCGTAGGTATCAATATGACAACTTTGGCTCAAAAAGTCGCAGAATTTCCAGCATCCACGCCGGACTGGGAAATTGCTGCGGTATTGAATGCGCCCGACCCTGCTCTGCCAATGAAGCTGACTTCTAGGCACATTGGCGCTGGAACAATTATTGAAACGATGGGGCTTGGCGCTGTTGGCGGTGGTGTTTTCATTTCAAAGTTGCGTGGATGGGCAGCAAACCCAGAGACAATTCCTGAGCAATTATCTAACAATGTTAAAGACATTGCAGAAATACTTCCTGTTATTGACCGTGGTGATTTAGAAATGTCAAACAACTCAGTGCGCACAATGATTGACACGCTTGCTGCGCTCGGACACATAACGCAAGCGCAAGCAACGGCGTTAAAAGCGCTTGCGAATGATGTTAATCAGTCATGGGCAGAGGCGAATGGTGTGGAAGTAACCCCACGCACGGTAGGGCTGGCAAGAGGAGCGGTATAACATGGCAATAGCTAAATGGGCTGTCCCAAGTACGCGGTCGAGTAACTTTGCAGGCACTACGCTCAATTCTCTGGCCAATGGCAGCGAAAGTGCGGTTGTTACCTATGACAATTCAACAAGTCGCGATCTGTACGGCGTTGTGACCATAAAGCTGGGCAGCATTACACCTAGCACTGGCGGATCTATCACGCTTCGCGCCACCCTGAATGACGGCACTGATACGGCAGACCGGATCGGCGGCGATCTGTATGTCATTCCGCTTACCTCCGGCGCATCCGCCAAGGTGGCGGTTGTCAATATGGTCCGGCTCTACCCATTCTCCATGCGGCTGAGTGTGGTAAATAGTGCTGGCGTGTCACTGGCCGCATCCGGGAATGAGCTTTATGTGCGTCCGTGGAATGAGGACGTGACCTAAATGCCGCGCGGCGTAAACGCATACGACGAGGCGAAGTTGCAGGGCCGTCTTTGGTCGCCGGAGCTGGCTGGCCCGTCGCTTTGGTTCGATGCCGCCGACCTGTCCACCATCGCCACCATCAGCGGGGCGGTAAGTGAATGGCGGGACAAAAGCGGGTTCGGCAGACATGTGTCGCAGACAACGGGTGTATCTCGGCCTGCATACACCGCTGCCGGTCTTAATGGGCTGGGCGTACTTACCTTCGACGGAGTAAATGACTCTCTGATACAGGTTAGCTATGCGTTCCCTACTGTTTATAGCATCTATGCCGTCGGCAGAAGCAGTGCCACGTCATACTCAAGGTTGCTTAGTGTTTCTAGTGGCGCAGACATATTTGGTTTTATGGGCACCGGCCCTACTGGAAGCCAATACGCTACTTTTTTTGGGAATGGTGTCGCTTGGAACGATATAACTTCCAACACACCTACGCAATCTATAGCGTCAACTTCTATAATAGGCGTCGTTAAAGCCAATGCAGTTGGTGGAGCCATTCCTTACGTCAATGGGATAGCACAAAACGCAAAAAACGGAACAACGGCAACAGCATCGGGGTTCATACTCGGAACCACAAGCTCAAACCAACAATACTGGCTTGGTATCATGGCAGAGATTATCATGATACCTGCACTTTCCGATAATCCCCAAAGACAGCAGATTGAAGGGTATCTGGCACACAAATGGGGCCTGAAGGGGCAGTTGCCCGCCAGCCATCCATACATTAATAGTCCGCCGCTTATCGGAGATTAGGCCATGGCACTTAGGATAAGAGTACCACGACTTGACGCGGTGGGGGGTGGTGGCTCTTTCACGCTCACAGCGGACGGCGGGACGTTCTCGTATAGCGGCAACAATGCTAATCTTTTATATAGCCGATTATTCCCGGTTGACGGTGGCACATTTTCCTATAGCGGCAATAACGCCAATCTACTGTATAACCGCGTTTTAATAGCAGAAGGCGGTACGTACAACTACACTGGAAATAATGCCGACCTGCTTTATAACCGTTTGCTCACTGCCGATGGTGGCACATACAGCTATTCTGGCAACAATGCGGATTTACGTTTTAACCGCGTTTTACTCGCTGACGGTGGAATTTATAACTACAGTGGCAACAATGCCAATTTAATTTACACGCCAGTCGGGTCTTATATTTTGACCGCTGACGGTGGGGTGTATTCCTACTCAGGCGACAATGCGAACTTGCTTTATAACCGACTGCTTCTTGCAGATGGCGGCATATACGGTTACAGCGGCAACAATGCAAACCTTGTTTACACACCAACTGGTGCCTATACGCTTTCTGCGGATGGTGGGACGTACACGTACTCTGGAAATGACGCTAATTTAATATATAGCGGCGCACAAATAGCCGGAGGCCATTATTACGAGTTTTGGCGTAAAAAATGGGCAAAACAATGGGAAACCAAAACCCCGGACATTGAAGAAGTCATAGAGTTTATTGAGGAAGAACCAGAGCAAGCTATAGAAGTGGCGGCAACAGTCGCACCAAAATATGCCTCAATTCAGCCAGAAACGCTCAAAATTAACGAAAAACTCGCTGAAAACATAGCAAGACAGATATTAGTTGCAATAAAAATACAACAGATTAGAATCGCGCAAGAGGAAGAAGATATAGAAACCCTATTATTGATAGCCTAAGACTATGCCAAGACAAAGATACATACAGCACAACGGCGAACTGATACCCGCCGAAGAGTTCTACTCCAGAGAATATTCCGCGCCGATGATAATGCCGGACATTCAGCCTTATCAAAGCCAAGCAACTGGCGAAATGATTACCAGCCGAAGCCAGCACCGTGAACACTTGAAACGTCACGGATTGATCGAAATCGGAAACGAAATCGACCACCACATGAAAAAACAGCAACGGACAGACGACCGGGAATCCCGGCGTAGGACTATTGCCGAAGTATTGAACTCAAAAGGTTATTAACAAAGGAAACCACTATGCCATCCATAGCCGAAGCCCTAGAAAGCGCACTCGAACAACACGAAACGGCAGAGGCCGAAGTTACGCCCGAAGTTACGCCCGAAGTTACGCCCGAAGTTACGCCCGAAGTAACCACGGAAGTAACTAAAGAACCGAGAGCCAGGTCAGAGGATGGCAAGTTTGCCAAAAAAGAACCAGAAATAGCGCCCGAACCAGCGCCGCGCAAAGCCCCGTCAAGCTGGAAACCCGCCGCGCAGGAGGCATTCCTAAAGGCTGACCGCGGCGAGGCATTGACGACCGAGGAAATCAAACTACTCACCCAAGAAGCCGAGCGGCGCGAATCTGACTTTCACAAGGGCGTCTCTGAGTTCAAAAGCCATTCTGAAAGAGCGAAAGCTTATGATGCTGTAATAGCGCCCTACCAGCAACACTTACAGCGTTTAGGCGTAGATGCGCCGACAGCAATCAATGCTTTGATGCGTGCCGATATGACGCTGAGAACGTCAGATCCAGTCACAAAAGCGCAGTATTTCGCTCAACTGGCAAAAGAATACGGGATTGACTTAAACCAAGTTCAAGAACCGCCACAAGTTGACCCGCAAACTCAATATTTAATGAACGAGCTACAGGTGTTGCGTAATCAACAACAAATGTGGCAAAATCAGGCTAGGCAACAGGAACAAGCAATGGCGCAAGATCAGTTAGCGTCATTTGCTACACCTGACCGCCCGCACTTTGACGCAGTGCGTAATGAAATGGCTACCCTGCTGGAAACCGGCAGTGCCAAGGATTTACAAGAAGCGTATGAAATGGCTGTCTGGATGCGTCCCGACATCAGGCAATCCCTGTTAGATCAGCAACGCGCCGAAGCTCAGAAAAAAGCACTAGAACAAGCCCAAGCTCAAAAGGCGAGAACCGCCGCAGTGAGTGTAAAAGGCTCTAGTCCTGCTTCCTCTGGGGTTCAGCCCGGTAATAAAGGTTCGCTGCGAGATATTCTCGCCGCGCAATTTGATTCTTAACAGAAAGGATTGTCATGGCTACGTTTGCCAATTTAAGCGACATTGTCGCCACCACTATTCAGTCGCGCTCTGGTGCGCTGGCTGATAACTGTACCAACAACAACGCATTACTGTATAAACTGAAAGAACGCGGCAACCAGAAATTATTTTCTGGCGGTAACGTTATTCTTCAAGAAGTAATGTACAACGACACCACTACTGAAAACGCTGGTTCGTTTTCTGGGTATGACATTATCGACATTACCCCGAACAGCCCAATCAGTGGCGCTCAGTTTGACATTAAGCAATACGCTGCCGCTGTGTCTATGTCTGGCCTTGAAATGTTGCAAAACAGCGGCAAGGAACAGATTATTGACCTGTTAGAAGGCCGCATTCAAGTTGCCGAAGCCCAACTGATGAACGACATTTCTGCTGGTATTTACTCGGACGGTACGGGTAACGGCGGTAAGGACATCACTGGTCTGGCTCTGGCTGTTTCCGCCTCGCCTGCCTCTGGAACCTACGGTGGTATTAACCGCGCCAATTTCTCATTCTGGCGCAACATTGCGTTTGATGCTACGACCGATGGCGGTGCTGCTGCTTCGGCTGCTAACATTCAATCGTATATGAACCGTGTAGCCGTTCAGTTAGTTCGTGGTGCTGACCGCCCCGATATTATCGTGGCAGGTAACAACTACTATCGTTTCTATCTTGAAAGCTTGCAAGCCATTCAACGTATTTCTAGCGAGACTTCAGCGGGTGCTGGCTTTACTAGCCTGAAATACTTTGGCGCTGGGTTTAACTGCGATGTATTCTTGGATGGTGGTATCGGTGGTCAGTTGAACACTAACCGCATGTATTTCCTGAATACTAAATACCTGTTTTTCCGTCCTCACCGTGACCGCAACTTTGTGCCTATTGGTGGTGATCGCATGTCGGTCAACCAAGATGCAATGGTGCGCTTGATTGGCTGGGCGGGTAACTTGACAAGCTCAGGTCCGCGCTACCAAGGTGTTCTGACCGACTAATTTTGAAAGGATACTAAAATGACTTTCCCTATTACTGTTACCCCCGTTTTGGGATGTGACTTTAACTCGATTACTCTGGCCGCTGATGTGGGCCCCGCTTCCGGTGCAGAAGACGCGCCGCAGTTGGGCACTCAGGTCTTTGGTTCTGATGGTCGTCGCTATGTGTACGCACAAGCTAACGCCACCATTACCGCTTCGACCGCAGTATGTACCGTCAACGCTACCACGTTCCTAGTGACTGCAACGGGCGGCTCTTACCGCTCACCTGCGGTTGCTATGGCAACGGGTGATCGTGGATGGTTCTCTGCTACTTCGGTCTAAGGAGTAACGTATGAGCTACCCTTCACGGTGTATGGGTGTCGGAATGGCTGCTGCACTTACCGAACAGGTGTGTGGCGACGTTCAGGACAACGTGACCGCTGCGGGTTCAACTCAAGGCACAGCAACTCTGGTCACTGGCGCTCATGTCATAGTAACGACAGCGGCAGCCAGTACCGGCGTTATTTTGCCCCCGGCTGAACCTGGTGCAGAAGTCACTGTTAAAAACCTCGGCGCTAACGCTCTTAACGTTTACCCGGCAACTGGCGGTGCTATTAACGCACTGTCAGCTAACGCCGCGTTATCTGTTGCGGCTGCTGGTCAGGCAAGATTGTTGGGGCGTAATAGTCTTAACTGGGTCACTTACTAAGTGGGCAGGGGCATTTGCCCCTGTTTAATTTTGAGCGGAGAAGATATGAGCAATCCTCAGTCTAGTTTTGTCGAGTTTTTCATGGAATCTGTTGAATTGAAGTCGGAAAGCGAAAAAGCTGGCCGACCGATTTACAAGGAAATTCCATTTATTCGGATTCAACACCCCGGCGATCGTTTGAATGTTTTAGAAGTAAAAGCAGACGAACACTACAAGCAGAAGTATGCGCGACAATGGCGTGAGTTTGAGGCAGGCATGGCGGGTGAGGTGATTGGCACGGTGCTAAGTCAGTGGCCGCAGATCACAAAGTCGCAATGCAAAGAAGCCGAGTATTTTGGTATTAGAACAGTAGAAAATCTAGCCGAAGTGAACGATGGCGCATTGCAAAGAATGGGCATGGGCTGGATGGAATTGAGAAAGAAAGCGCGGGATTATCTAGCGGCAGCGGCAGGAAATGCGCCTATTAACGCACTACAAGCCGAAAACGAGCGATTACGTAATGAATTTGAAGCGCTCAAAGCCTCACTAGAAAACCCGGAAGTGAAACGCGGAAGACGCAAAGAAACCGAAACCGTCGAGGGCTAACTATGAATTACACCCTGCTAGAGCTAGTGCAGCAGGTTACTGGTGAACTGGGTTTAAGCCGCCCGACATTGGTTATCGGGAACAATGACCCGCAGATCATACAACTACTCGCCTTGGTCAACCGACTAGGGCGAGACCTTTGCACACAAGGCGAGTGGCAAAGGCTGAATACTGAACACAGCTTTACTACGGTTCAGGGGCAAACACAATACGCCCTACCGAGTGACTGGGGCAGACAAATACCCCAGACGGAGTGGGATAGAACGTCACAATGGCCGCTCATAGGGCCTGCAACTACTCAAGAATGGCAGATTTATAAATCAGCGATTATCAGCGATGGCCCGAACCTTCGTTTCAGAATTGCTAACAATTTCCTAGAGGTTGACCCGCCCACGGGTGATTTAAACCTGTCTTTTTACTACATTTCAAAAAACTGGATTGATGCAGGTGGCGGGGTTACTCGCAAAACCTACGCAGCCGATACCGACCAAGCGATATTTGACGATTCGCTGATGGTTTTAGGTCTAAAAGTACAGTGGAAAGCCTCTAAAGGACTTGACCCTGGCTTAGACTTGCCGGAATTTAGAAACATGCTCGACACGATTAAGGCTCAGGACAAATCAGCGCAAAAACTTACACTCGGCGGTTTGCCAAGAAATATATTGCTGACTGAGTGGAACATACAAGACGGCAATTTTCCGAGCTAGTCATGGACAAAAAAGCCCTTATTAAAGCACTACGCGATACCGTACAAAGCGCGTCAAACACGGTGGCGAGTGGTGTGTCTGCCCCGGTGGACTTAATAGCCGCCGGACTTCGTAAAGTAGGTATGCCCATTCCCCAAGCGCCTGTAGGTGGGTCTCAATGGATGGAAAACATGGGACTGACTGTGCCTGTTGAGGATGGCATACCCAAGCTGGCAGGGGAAACTTTGGGCATGATAGTACCTATGGCAGCAACCGCGAAAGCCCCACAAATAGCCGCTGCTGCAAATAGAGGACTGGAAAACCTAGCCGCACCCAGAACCCTGAACACGCCGGGATATGGTGGACAGAGGGGCGCGATTGTATGGCATGGAAGCCCGCATAAGTTTGAAGCGTTTGATGCTTCCAAGATAGGAACGGGGGAAGGTGCGCAGGCTTATGGGCATGGAATTTATACGGCAGAAGCCCCAGACGTTGCAAAGCAATATGCAGAAAAAGTTAAAGACATGGGAACAATAAAACAAATAAATTCCGAAATGTCAAAACTTGCCAAAATAATGGATGAAGATTCCATCGCTGGACAATATCGAAATTTCAAAACTAGCGCAGGAAAAGAAGCCCAAAAACGCTATGATGAATTGATGAATATTCGGTCTGGTGTAAGTAATGCGTCTGGAAACCTCTACAAAGTAGATCTACCCGATGAAGCCATAACCCGTATGCTGGATTGGGATAAACCGCTCAGTCAGCAAGCGCCGGACGTACAAAAAGCGCTATTGCAAACAGGCGATAAAACTATTGCAAGGATGATTAATGAAAAGCCTGTTTCTGTAAACAAGGGTGAATACTGGAGTTACTTAGGGAATACATACAATTCCAAAGCAGAGGCTTTAGCAGATTCAACACCGTTTCAATTAACTATGGGCAGGACAAGCATTGCAGAGACACCAGCGGAAGTATCAAAAAGACTTCAAGCCGCAGGCATTCCCGGCATTCGCTACCTAGACCAAGGCTCACGCGCTACTGGCGGTACATCAAACTTTGTCGTATTCCCAGGTGAAGAAAGACTGCTCAGAATACTAGAACGCAACAATCAGCCTATGGGCTTGATGGGTGTCAAATAATGGCAACAGCACGAGCTACCTCAATACCTGCCCCGGTTGGCGGTCTAAATGACCGAGACAGCATTGCTGATATGAAGCCGCAATATGCGCTCATACTTGATAACTGGTGGCCTTATCCTTCGTATGTAGGGGTAAGAAAAGGCAGCACTAACCACGTTACAGGTTTTACTAATCCGGTGCAAACGCTGGTGGAGTATTTGCCGACAAGTGGAAGCTCAAAACTGTTTGCGGCGGCAGGGTCAAGCATTTTTGACGTGACTACAGCCGGAGCGGTAGGCGCGGCAGTCGTGACCGGGCAGACTTCAGCACAATGGCAGCACGCTAACGTGACTACGTCGGGTGGGTCTTTTCTGTACTTGGTGAACGGACAAGATAACCCGCAGTTATACAACGGCACGACATGGGCACACATAGACCACACGTCAAGCCCCTCAATAACGGGTGTCACCACATCAAACCTAGTGCATGTGTGCGTTTTCAAGTCAAGACTTTATTTTGTGGTTAAAAACAGCATGCAAATTGCTTTTTTGCCTGTTGGACAGGTAGGCGGCAATGCTAACTTTTTGGATTTAAGCACTGTCTTTCGTGATGGCGGGTCTATTATGGCCTGCTATACATGGACAGTGGACGCTGGCGCGGGTGCTGATGACCATTTTGTCGTAATCTCGACGATGGGCGAAGTGGCGGTATATCGAGGAAGTAACCCAGGTTCAGGTGGTGATTTTTCGATAGTTGGGGTGTTTCAACTAGGTAAACCGCTTGGCCGTCGATGCGCTGAGAAGTACGGCGGGGATTTGGCCATTAACACGACTGAGGGTGTTTTCCCGTTGGGGCGTGGTCTTTTGTCGGCAAGCGTGGATAGAAGCGTGGCCTTAACTGACAAGATACAAAACAGCGTATCTATTGCAGCGAATTCTTACGGTTCGTCGTTTGGGTGGCAATTAACGCTCTACCCTGATGCGAACATGATGCTATTGAACGTACCGAACCCCGGCGGGAATTACCAGTACGCACAAAACACGATTACGGGCGCATGGACTAAGTTTGTTGGCTGGAACGCTAACGTACTACTACACGCTTCTACCGGGCTTTATTACGCCGACAACACGAAAGTTTATAAGGCATGGGTCGGCGACTTAGACAACACAACGCCTATACAAGCTGACTGCTTACCAGCCTTTAATTACTTCGGTAACAAAGCTTTCAATAAGTATTTCACGATGGTCAGGCCGTATATTTTAACGACTGGCAGCCCATCGGTGCTTTACGGACTGAACACTGATTATTTAGCCCAAGACGCTCAAGGTACACTGAATTACACACCACCCACGGGTATGGTGTGGGGAACGATGGTATGGGGGTCGATGGTTTGGGGTGGCGGGTTAAGACCAATAACCGGATGGAATACAGTGGGCGCGGTGGCAAATAGTGCAGCGTTAAGGTTGAAAGTACAGAATAACGGCTCTGAGGTTAGGTTCAATAATGTCGATTATCTTTTCCAGCCGTCAAACTCTGTTTTATAAGGCTAAATATGTACACTTTTCATGAAGCAAAAATAGCAAGCAATTTGCCTGATTTTTGTCGATTGACAAGTGAGCATTACCAAGAAATGAAAGAACGATTAGAAAAAGATGGCATAAAAACTTCACCATTTAACCCGCAATTAGACAGGTACATCAAATTTAATAATGATGGCTGGTTAAAGTTTTTCATTGTAAAACACGACGCTGAATGTGTCGGTTACTGTTTGATTTATATCACCAATGATATGCACAACGGTGATAAAATAGCCAAAGAAGATGCGTTATTCGTTACCCGAAACCATCGGAATGGCATTGGCAAGAAATTAGTACAGCATATATTGGCTGAACTAAAAAAACTTGACGTTCAAAAAGCCTATTGTACAGCCGTGACTGACTTAAGAGTTAGCAAGTTATGGCAAAGAATGGGTTTTAAGAATATGGCAACCGAAATGGTTTATGAATTGAGGTAAATATGTGCAGCTCTAGCCCACCCCCCGCACCCGATTATGAAAAAGCCGCACGAGAAACAACACGCGGCAATCATGAAACT